TGGTCTTGCTGGTCGTGTAGACTGTATTGCTGAGTTTGCTGGTACATTATCCGTTATTGATTTTAAGACTTCTAAGAAAGTTAAATCAATCAAAGATATTGAAGACTATTTCTGGCAGACCTCCGCTTATGCTTTGATGTATGAAGAATTGGTTGGTACACCAATCGACCAAGTGGTTATTATTATGGCTGTAGAAAACAGCAAACCTCTGTTATTCATTCAGAAAACAGAAGACCATATTGATGGCCTTGTCAAGGCTATACAGTACTACAAGGATAATAAAAAATGAAAAATTTATTAATTGCATTGTGCATTACTTTAACATCATGCATGCCAGCTCCAGCATTTGCACAAAAAGAAAAAGCTGGTGTAACATACAATGCAGTTATCACCAGAGTCATTGATGGTGATACTGTTGCATTTCAAGCACTATGGTTGCCTGATCCACTAAAGAAAGAATTGTCGATTCGTGTATTTGGTGTTGATACTCCAGAAAAAGGATTTCGTGCAAAGTGTCCACAAGAAGATGCACGTGGCCAAGCTGCAAGTGCATTTACTAAGAAAATGGTAGAACAATCTGCAAGTCGCCAAGTGGTATTGATGGATTGGGACAAATATGGTGGTCGTGTTTTAGGTGATGTAATACTAAACGGTCAATCATTGCGTTATATGCTTATCCAACAAGGATATGCACGTGAATATTATGGTGAGGCCAAAACCAGCTGGTGTGAATAATCTGGTAAACATTAAAATACTGGTTGCCAAACAGCCATAATTGATATATAATTACATCATGGACAAAATTATTCTATTACTACTTATTATTGGGTTGCACGGCTTTTGGATTTATAAGCTTGCAACATATGATTGGAATAATTTTGAAGAAGATAGTAAGGATGATGATTTTCTGAAGCCTTACGATTGATATTGCTGTATGAAGCAAAGAGAAAAGTGTTCTGGACGGGGGTGCGAATCCCCCCAGGTCCACCAATTATCTATTTTTATCCTAAACGGATAATTATCTGGATTAAATAAAATTGGATAATTGATGGGCCTGCATAGTTTCGACAGGGCAAAGAGTAACAGAGTGGACAGCACGACAGCGATAGTCGTAAAAACTAAACAAAAGTAAACGCAAACGACTCACAGTTCGCATTAGCAGCCTAAACGCCGCTTAGGGTTTTTGGTAGTTTATCCTCGTAACAGAATTAAACTGCCTAAATAATTATACTGACAAACACAAATGTCAGTATAACACACACTACAACACAAGGAGTAAAATATGAGTATGACACCGTTTGAAATCCGTCTCGAGCTTTTAAAAATGGCAAGAGATATGTTATTCGATGACTATCACGCACAATCTAATAGGATCCAATCCAATTGGCATGTCGTAGTAGAAACCGCCAAGGCTAAAGGTGAAACACCACCTGAACATCCCGCCTTACCTTCTATCCCATTGGAACAAGACATTATCATTAAGGCTTCAACCTTAAATGGTTTCGTGTCTAATCTTCCTGATGCGGCACCTGCTGCAAAAGTTCTTACTAAAAAGAACACTTGATGGGAGCAGGCCTTCGGGCCTGTCAAACACACACAAGGAGAACCGATGAAGTTAAGTAAAAAGAAATTCCTTTTTATTTCATTAATCACAGTAAGTTTAATTACTTTCACAACAACTTTTCAAAAATCGTTAGCCGACACTCCATCAACAAAGCATATCGTTGGAATGGAATTCAAAAAAGAAATGAACTGTCTTGCAGAGAACATATACTATGAAGCTGCATCAGAATCATTTGAGGGTAAACTAGCAGTAGCACAAGTAACATTGAATCGTGTTAATTCTGGTAGGTATTCATCCTCAATCTGCGGTGTAGTACACCAAAGAGACAATATCAATGGCAAAGTAACTTGCCAATTTTCTTGGACATGTGAGGGGCCTAAAACACATGCTAGAAACAAATATTCATGGGAAGAATCCCTTATTGTTGCAAGAAAAGCCTTGACAGAACCAATAGCACATGAATTGCTTTACTTAAAGAAAGCTATGTTCTATCATGCTAACTATGTAAATCCAGGTTGGAATCTACCAGTTATATCTAAGATTGGTAATCACATCTTCTATCGGTACAAATCAATATAGTTATTGACATTTGATCCGTGATAGTTTATAATGTATCTCTTTGAACACTTTAAATAATATGCCAACTAAAAATGAAATATCTGAATTCAGTCTAATGATTGAAGAACTGGCTACTCGTTTGCGATGCTCAAGGATGGATGCCATCTTAGAACATTGTAAAGAGACTGGCTTGGAAATTGAAGTTGTTTCTACTCTAATATCGGCCGCACTAAAAGGTCGTATTAGAGAAGAAGCGCAAGATGCCAACATGCTAAGGAAAACATCTAAACTACCGTTATGATTGAGAATACTGGCTTCGCAGCGTTTGCCATGTTTCATGCTCTCAAGTTACACTTCACAGGTTCTTATGACTATGTAAAGTACAATGGTAAAACGAATGTCTCTAAACAATCCTTTTCAATAAGAAAGGATAAGTTTACGTTCTATCGTTTGTCTAGGAAATACTCGTTGGATGAACTCAGGAACTATTATATTTCCAACTTCATAGTCCAACATGTCAATTGGGTTGGCGATATAACAGGACCTGACAATGAAGAAAACTATAAAAAGTGGCAGAAAAGAATCCAGAGCTTGACATACCAGTTTGAATCTGATATAATATACGTATTAGATAACCACAATGATATCTTCAAAGTGGAATCAGGCAACTATCCAAAGTTATTGGTAGAAACAATGCATGGTAAGGTTGCAATTGAAACTCTGGTCATTTTGAATGATTTACTAAACTTCTTTCCCATGTGGGAGAAAAAGATTAGTGATGATATCGTTTGGCCTGAATTGAAAACTAAATGTGAAAAATACAAACCGTTTTTGTTTTACGACAAGAACAAAATGAAGAATATATTGCAAGAGAAAATTAAAGATTATGCCGTTTCATAAAATCTCCAAAATCTATCTAGACATGGATGGTGTCATTGCTGACTTTAATGCTGAATACATTAGACAACATGGTATTCATCCACGCCAAGCCGAAAAAGAAAAGAAGTTCGAACCTTATTTCCGTGAAATGATTGAGAACAAAGGCTTCGAAAAACTTCCACTTATGGCTGATGCACAAGTTGGCCTAGATTATCTGAACAAGATTTCTGTTACAACTGAAATTCTGTCCTCAACGGCAAGGCCTGAGATACATGAAGAAGTGCAAGAACAAAAGATTAATTGGTTGAAGAAACACAACATTACCTTCAAACCAATTCTTGTGCCTGGAAAACGGCACAAAAAAGAGTATGCTCGACCAGACACCTTATTGATTGATGATACTGAGGTAAATATCAAACAATTTAGGGAAGCTGGTGGACATGCCATATATCATAAAGATTGGGTAACCACTCTGGCAATCTTGAAATTATACGTTTGACAAGCGCCTAAATATATGATATACTATGCACTACGTGAAACAAACCGTTTACAATCCGTTAATACTCCGTTTATAAAGGAAACACAATGAGCTCTTTTGCTAATCTCAAACGCCAATCTGGCAATCTCGACAAACTCACCAAAGCTATTGAATCACTCAATACATCTGCTGGTGATGAAAACAAAGACCTTTTCTGGAAACCCGCAGTTGATAAAGCTGGTAATGGCATGGCCACTATCCGTTTTCTCCCCGCATCTGAAGGTGATGGTGATGAATCTCTGCCATGGGTTAAAATCTTCTCTCATGGATTCCAAGGTCCTGGTGGTTGGTTAATCGATAACTGTTTGACCACTAAAAACCAACAATGTCCCGTATGCGAACACAATTCTGCTCTGTGGAATTCTGGTGTTAAAGCTAACCGTGATATCGTTAGTAAACAAAAACGTAAACTGAATTATATCACTAACGTGTATATTGTTTCAGACCCTAAGAATCCTGAAAATGAAGGCAAAGTCAAACTGTTTAAGTTTGGTGCTAAGATTTTCGATAAGATTACTGAGGCAATGAATCCACAGTTTGAAGATGAAACAGCAATCAATCCATTTGATATGTGGAAAGGTGCTAACTTTAAGATTAAGATTCGTAAAGTTGAAGGCTATCAGAACTATGATAAGTCTGAATTTGATTCACCTGCACCATTGTCTACAGATGATGAAGCACTTGAAAAGATTTGGAAATCTGAACACACGTTGAAAGACTTGGTGACTGATAAAGAATTCAAATCATATGATGACTTGAAGAATCGTCTTGAAAAGGTTCTTGGTTTGAATGGTGAAGTAGTTGCACCTAAGACTACAGTTGAAACCATCAAGGAACAAGTGAAAGCTAATCCTACTAAGTTCAAAGAACCAGAAATCACAGAAGATGATGATGATATGGCTTACTTCAGCAAGTTGGCTGAAGAAGAATAATCAGTTCTCTTTGCAAAAAAATAACCCCGCCTTGTGCGGGGTTTTTTGTTATACCACTCTGGTACTATTGAATATCATTCGTTGGAATGTTTCTTCTTGGTTTCTGACAGAAGGAACTTTATCAATTGTGTGTTCAACAATACGTTTTGTTGCTGCCATAACATTATTGACCTGTGAACTTGAAGCTACACCTAGTTCTTCTACCGTTTTTGTCAAAGCATTTTCAGTTGACATAGTAGCCATCTGAGTGCCCAAGTTTG